CGGGTGGTCCATATATAACTGTGTGCATAAAATCATTATTTTTCGATTGTGATATTTTATGTAAATCTTGTATAAAATAAAGAATTTGATCCACAATATTTTGTTTTAATTTATTCATTCCTATCATAGAATTTAATTCTATAAGAGGATTTTTGATTCTATGTATGGCTTCCATATTAATATTATATTCAATATGCGGTTTAATGGGGTAATCTTCTATTAATTGTAAAAGTTCTTTAATATTATTGATTTCTCTAGCAATATTGACTTTTTCTTTTTTAATAATGATAGGTGGTTCAGGAATCAGTTTTTCAGGAGTCAGTTTTTCATACAGACGATCATTATTGTGTTTTGATTTATATCTAGGCCTAAGTATCATAGGAGATTTAAAAATATTATCAGAATTATTACTTATCGCATTTGTTATTATTTGATTATTTATTTTTTTCATAAATTTGTTAATTTGAACATATGTATTTATTTTTCCATTTGTTTTACTTATTGGAGGAGTATAAATAATAAGTTCTTTATTTTTGCTATTTAATGTTAGATTTTCATCTAGAGTCATTTTAATATTTTTTAATGATTTTTGATATTTATTTTTAAGATATTTATTTTTTTGATATTTATTATTTTGATATTTATTATTTACCAATCTATTCATTATTTTGTTATTGTTAATAATATCATTAGTTATGTTTATATTTTTTTTGGAATTATAATATTGAAGGAAAAGTGGATTAATAACTTTATACCGAATAATATTATGTTTTGTCATTAATTCTCTACAATTATTGAAAGATTTATTTCTAATTATAATTTTTCTCCTTACATTCGTGTAGGACTTTAAACTCTTAGATTTACGTACCATATATTATTTTACAATATTATAAAAATAAACTTTTTTAATTTCAAGATTAAGAAAAATTGATTTTAAAACTAACTTAAAAATTCATTGTATAATATGAATACTAAAAAATCTACTATGGATAAGGAAGTAATATGGAAATTAATTGAAAGTTATTTTCATGGTAAACACTTGGAAAGATTAGTCCAGCATCAAATAGAATCGTATAATTATTTTGTAAATACACAGTTGGAAAAAACAATAAATATGTTTAATCCCGTCACAATACATTCAAATCATGATAAGGATCCTACCACAGGATTATATAGTTTGGAGATTATCGTAACATTTACAAATTTTCAAATTTATAGACCACAAATTCATGAAAATAATGGAGCAACAAAAATAATGTTTCCTCATGAAGCCCGATTAAGAAACTTTACATATGCATCTCCGATGACGTTGGATGTAAATATTCAAATTGTGAAACGATCGGGTGATAATCTGGACAAAGTGGAAAATTTGCATAAAAAACTTCCTAGAATTCATATAGGAAAAATGCCTATTATGTTAAAATCATCTATTTGTGTATTGAAACAATATAATCATTTAAGTCCTGAAATCACAGGCGAATGTTCAATGGATGGTGGAGGATATTTCATTATCAATGGTAGTGAGAAAACATGTTTGGGTCAAGAACGTGCTGCTGAAAATAATATAATGTGTTTTTGTGTTAAAAAAAAAAATAATAAATGGTCATGGTTATCAGAAGTTAAATCTGTTCCGGATAATAAATGTATTTCCCCAAAACAGATAAATTTGACAATTGCGAGGAAAAATAATGGATCTGGTCATCCGATGTATATTAATATCCCAAGGATTAAAAATCCTATACCAATATTTACAGTATTTCGCGCATTAGGTATTCTTTCAGATAAGGAAATTTGTCAAATTATTTTATTAGATGTAGATACTGAAGATAACAAACCTTTATTATTCGCACTTAAAGCATCTATAATAAATAGTCAAAAAATAGATGCACAGGAAGATGCTATAAACTTTGTTACTAGTAATGCAATGTATACACCGATTAATATGACACCTGAAGAAGGATATAGAAAGAAAAGGGAATTTACAGTAAATGTATTGCAAAATGACCTATTTCCCCATTGTAAAACGAAAACCCAAAAAATATATTTTCTGGGATTAATGATAAATAAATTATTGCAAACTAGTTTGGGAAGAAGAAAATGTGATGACAGAGATAGTTATAAAAATAAGAGAATTGATTTGACGGGTTCTTTATTGAATAATCTTTTTAGAAATTATTTCAATAAATTAGTAAAAGATATGCAAAAACAAACCATTCGAGAAATTAATAATGGTTCATGGAAGTCTACGTATAATTATTTGAATATTATCAATCAGACCAATATATATAAAATTATTAAATCAACCACAATTGAAAATGGTATTAAAAGAGCATTGGCTACGGGTGATTTTGGTATTAAACATACAAATTCTAATAAGGTTGGTGTTGCCCAAGTTCTTAATAGATTAACATATATTTCGACACTTAGTCATTTGAGAAGAATTAATACGCCTATTGATAAAAGTGGTAAATTAATTCCTCCTAGAAAATTACATAATACACAATGGGGGTTTATTTGTTGTGCAGAAAGTCCAGAGGGACAAAGTGTTGGGGTTGTTAAAAATTTGGCTTATATGGCACATGTAACAATACCTAGTTTAAGCCAACCGATATATGATGTTATAAAGAAATTTATTATAGATTTGGAAGATAAAACTCACAAAGAACTTCATACATATGTTAAAGTAATTGTAAATGGATCATGGATTGGCGTAGTAAAAAAACCATATAAATTTTATAATTATATGAAAAAAAAGAAATATCAAAGTATTATCAATATTTACACGAGCATTGTATTTAATATTAGAGAAAAGGAAATTTTAATATGTAATAATGCTGGTAGATTAACTAGACCTGTTTTTAAAGTTAAAAACAAAAAGATTTTATTTACAAATAAAATCAAAGAACAAATATTGAACGGTAAACTCATTTGGGAAGACTTTTTAGTAAATCATAAAATAAAAGAGAGTGCGGTTGAATATATTGATTCGTCGGAACAAGATACTAGTTTAATAGCAATGAACCCTCGCGATTTAAAAGACGAAACAAAAAAGCAGTTTAAGTATACACATACTGAAATTCATCCGTCAACTATTTTTGGTATTTTGGCTAGTTGTATTCCATTTCCGGAACATAATCAATCTCCCAGAAATACATATCAATGTGCTATGGGTAAACAGGCAATGGGTATGTATACGACAAATTTTCAAAATAGAATGGATAAAACAGCATATGTACAAACGTATACAATGAGACCTCTTGTAGATACTAGACTAATGAATATGATTAAGTTAAATCAAATCCCTTCGGGGGCAAATGTGATTGTAGCAATTATGACTTATTCTGGATTTAATCAGGAAGATAGTATATTGTTCAATAAGGGTTCTCTAGATAGGGGATTGTTTGGAGCAACTATATATCATACTGAAAAAGATGAAGATAAGAAAATTCACGGAGATGAAGAAATACGATGTAAGGCGGATAAAACAAAAACGAAAGGTATGAAATTTGCAAATTATAACAAATTAAACGAACATGGTGTTATTCCTGAAAATACTTTGTTAGAAAACAATGATATTATTTTAGGCAAGATCGTTCCCATAAAAGAACATAGGAATGATCATACAAAAGTTATTAAATATAGAGATATGAGTAGGGTTTATAGGACAAACGAAGAATCATATGTTGATAAAAATTATATGAATAGAAATGGAGAAGGATATACTTTTGCGAAAGTCAGAACGCGGGTTTATAGAGTTCCAACTATCGGGGATAAATTTAGTTCTAGACATGGACAAAAAGGCACAATAGGTAATATATTTTCAGAGGCAGATATGCCTGTTACCGCCAATGGATTACGACCAGATATTATTATTAATCCTCATGCTATTCCTTCTAGAATGACGATAGCCCAATTAAAAGAGACATTATTGGGAAAAGTTTTATTAGATATGGGAATATTTGGCGATGGAACTAGTTTTGGAGAATTGCCTATAAAGAAAATTTGCGAGATGCTGTTAAGTTTGGGGATGGAAAAACACGGAAATGAAATTCTTTATAACGGTATGACTGGAGAACAATGTGACTCAGACATTTTCATTGGACCAGCATTTTATCAAAGATTGAAGCATATGGTAAACGATAAGGCTCATAGTCGCAGTTTTGGTTCAATGGTAGTTTTAACCAGACAACCTGCTGAAGGAAGAAGTCGAGATGGGGGTTTGCGTTTTGGAGAAATGGAACGAGATTGTATGATTTCACATGGGGCAAGTCGATTTACAAAAGATAGAATTTATTATGCCAGTGACAAGTTTGAGGTATATAGTTGTAAGAAATGTGGAATGTTTGCAGTTTTCAATCCAGAAAAACAAATACATTTATGTAAAACATGCAACAATAGAACAAGTTTTAATAGAATTCTATTACCATATGCGTGTAAATTACTCTTTCAGGAATTGATTACAATGAACATCGCTCCTAGAATTATTGCCAAATAATGGTTAAAATTATGGTTATAAATAATGGTTATAAATTATGATTGTTATGGTTCACAAATAATCGTTAAAATTATGGTTATAAAATGGTTTTGCAAATAATTTTTTTTGTTATTATTTTTTTATATGTATACTACATATTTGTAATGGAAAATAATAATAAAAAAACATATAAAATAGTGTTAAGTAATAATAAAAAAGTGTTTGGCGGCCCTTGTGGCGATTTAAAAAAAAATTTATCGACTTGTATGAAAAACAGTGATCATAATATATTAGAATGTCAGTCTGTGAGAAACTCTTTCGAACAATGCTTAGAAAAACATTTCCATCATTTAAGGAATGAGTGATTTTTTTGTTATATATATTTTTAGTTTTGAATATATATATGGCACATGAGATTATTATAGACAATGTTGCAATATTAAATGTATACAATAGTGATCCAGTAACTCCAGCAAACTCGAATTACGTGACTTTTGCTAATTTTATTACTCAAATAAAAAAATGTAAAACAATATTGGAAGATTGTATTAAAAATAGACCGTCAACTCAAGATGAAAAGACTATAAATATTTATCTGGGAAAAGACGGATGGACATCAGAAACAAACACATTGGGAGAAGCATGGAGTTATAATAATATAGGAAATATTCGTATTAACCAATGGAATACTACAGGCGACTATTATTTAAATGGTATTCTAGAGCATCATTATTTAAATGATACAGCAGAACATCAAAATATTTCAGTAATAATACATGAAATATTTCATGTATTTGGGTTATTTCCTAATTCTATAGGTGTAAATATAGAAAATATAACATATTATATTAACGATGTTGATACAAAAACGCGTAGAATATATAAAGGTGCGAATGGATTAAATGGATATAAAAAAGTTTTATTGGCAAATAATATTACAGTCCCTGATCCTATATATATATGTTTAGAGGATGATTTTGGTGAAGGAACCGTAAATGTTCATTTAGAAGAAGCAGATAACGACGGGACATACGATAATGAAGTTATTAAAATAACAGATCCAACTACAGGTGTACAATTTTATCC